TTATACTTTTTTGATTATATAAGTTAGTTTCCCAACTATTTCTACATCTTTTTCGCTAAAAATCATTGGTGGTTGTATTCCGTCATCAAATTCAAGAATTATAGTATCGTTTCTTTTGAAATATCTCTTTACAGCGGTTTCTTTACCTTTCATAATAAACGCTCCAATCTCACCATCTTTTAATTTGGAAGTGTTTTTGAAAATCAAAGTATCTCCATCGGATATACCTGATCGAATCATTCCATTTCCAGAAGCGTAAGCAATAAAATCAGATTTATCGCTGTCAAATAATTCTGGGGAAATCATAATGATTTTCTGAGGATTGTTTAAATAACTCTCTTTATCCATCTGAATTATTCCTTTTGCTTTTCTTCTTTTTCATAATATTCATTTTGAACAGGATAGTCTTCAACAATTTGTTTTTCCATAATACACCTTTTCTCGAGATTTCTTTTTGAAAATATATACTGAATTGATAAAAACCCTTTATTTATTAGGGATATTTAAATTTCTTTTCTCGGGATTTTCTCGAGAATTTATATTACTCCTATAACCTTTCCGACCGTAACCATTTTGTCATAGTCGCTGCAATGTATATCCTGATACTGTTTGTTGTGCGAAATTAATTTATCTTTGCCAAGTTCTTTAACAAAACTTTCACCATTGATTATGAATACGCCAATATCCCCAATATTTAATTCTGATTGCTTTTTTACTAATAATTTATCACCGTCATAATAAGTAGGTTCCATAGAATGACCTCTAACAGCAATAACTAAGTCAGCCTTGTTATTTAAAGGTGTATCCGGAAGCGTAATTGATGTTTTATCGAGATCATCGAATAGATACTCACCATTGCCGGCAGACGCTCCTACAGCGTAATAAGGCTTTGTAATGTATGCCGGCATATCTTCTTCAATAACCGTGTTGCAACGCTCGTATTCAACCTCTAATAGATTATTAATAGCCTTTCTACCGTAGCCATCTAAGCTACGGTATTTTTTTATTAAAGATTGCTCATTACTACTAATGATAAAATCATTATTTTTTGAATTATACATATCTTGGTAAAGATAATTTGCATCACATTTCAAAACGTTCATTAGTTTATATAGAATTTCTGGCTTCGGAACGCTTACTTCATTTTCGTAATTCGCGACTGCTCCTGTAGTAATTTCAAGTGCTTCTGCAAGTTCACTTTGAGTATAATTCAGCGCGGTTCTTGCTTCTTTGATTCTGCTACCTATGCTCATAAACTACCTCCTAAAGAGATAATATATTTAAAATTTGAAATTTTCTATATATTTATACAAGAAATTTGATAAAAATATATTGTATTTACATAAAACTTGTAATATTATCTAATTATTAAAAGAAACTTGTAATTAGAAAGGGGGTGATATATATGTTTACTTCAGAAACTCTTGTAAAAAACATTCGTAAGACTATCGATTTAAAAGGATTGAAGCAAAAAACAATCGCTAAAAATATCGGTAAAACTGAGCAAGAATTTAGTAATATGCTTAATTTTCGCTCAAAAATCAATGCAGAAGATGTTTTCTATATTGCAGAAGCTTTACAGGTGAATATTAATGATCTTTATCAAGGATCATAACGAGGGAAGGAGAAAGTATGAAAAAAGAAAGTGGAGGAATCATCACGTTCTTCTTAATGGGTATATTGGTTGGATTAATCATTATTGTGCTGAAAAGAGTATTTTGATTGCAGTTTCAACAATAAGCGTTGATGCGATTCCAATAATGAATGAAAAAACTCGGTTAGTCCAAAGTTCTGAACGTTCGATTAAATATATTTCAGAACGTTCACCACGCTTGATGGAATAAGGAATTGAATGTCCAAAAGGGAAACTTAGTTTAACACAACCACAGTTTTCTAATGCACGTAATACCTTAATGTCATTATCTGTTTTGCAAAGAGATTCAATTGCTTGATTACTTAGATCTGTACCAACTCCCCAAGCTCTTTGAAGTCGTCTAAGCATATATGACATTTGCCAGCGCAATTTTAATCCATAAATCATAGTAGTACCTCTCTCTGAATAAATTATACATCAGTGAGGGAAAACAATCATAGCAAGGAAAGGAAGGCCGTATGAATAAAGATGAAAAGCCCATAGAGGAAAGAATATTTACTAAAGAAGAAAGGCAGCTTTTCTCACTAATCTATAAAAGAGAAAAAGCTGCAATGAAGAAAGGATTTCTAATTGGAATTTTTATAGGAATTATTGCTACTGTCTTGTTTCAAGCCATAGCAGGATATTAAGGATAAGAGATATCAAGGAAATCAAAATTGCAATCCAATTTGGAAGTGAATTGAATATTTTCCATCTCTGAACGATGCAATAGCGCTCGTATTGTTCAGAAAGATGATAGGTATCAGTACCTATGTTAATGCCGAATTCATCAACTTTATCTAATAAGTTTTCGGTCAAAAAACCGTAATCGCAATACAAGCGATGAAAACATTTAATTTCATCTCGATGCTGATTTTTCTTGAAGTGAAAGGTAAATAAAGAGCGCCGTTCGTCCTTATTCAAAACAATTTCTTTGATATCTATCATGTTAATCACCTCTTCGGTTTAATTATATATCAACTAAAGAGAATATCCACAACAAGGAAAGGAGGGTCGATATGTTACATCATTACATCACAAGATATACCGATGAAAATAACGATGACATTGTAGAAGCGTGGCTACAGTTCAATTTCTTTAAATGGTGCTTTTGTTTTTCAAGAAGAAAAAAGGTTATTAAGAAAGGCAGTTACTCTGTAAAGTAACTGCCAGCAAGTGCTACTTTTTAATCCATACATTTCCTGGTTTAGAAGTAGGCGGCAATCTATCACCCGGATCGATTGTTGCATCGTGACCTTTTGGAACATTACCGCCTTTAGGACCGATTTCTTTATAGTTCCCTGCCGGAACATTATCGGTACCTGGCTTATATGTTGGTTTTGGCATCAATAATCACCTCCTTTCAGTTGAATTATATATCAACAGAGAGGGGCAATCATAGAAAGGAGAATTGCATGGAGAACATCATAGAAGACTATATTCGGAAACTGGTAGAGGAAACCGTTAAATCTGCAATTGCTACCGAAATTGCAAAAGTCAGATTGCAGAACAATATCCGAAAACAATATTACACGCAGAAGGAATTGAAAGAACTCTTCTCTGTTTCGGATGAAACGATTGAAGGGTGGTTTAATGCAGGGATTATCGATCGCGTAAAGATGGGGCGTGGATGGAGATATGAAGCGGAACAGGTGGATAGACTGTTTGATGATTACCGCAATCAGAATATATCAAATGAATATCGTGCCGCTATTGCAAAGGCAACTAAAAAAGCGCAGTCCCGACAAAGACACAGCGCTTAAGTGACATGCTTTAAATGTCACTTTCATTATATCAAATAGAAAGTTGAGAGTAAAACATGAAATTAAAAACAAAGTATAGAAGAAAATTAGAAACACTCGAAGAAATAGCATTGATTCTGATCTTTATGTTGATATATGCAAGAGTGTTTTTATTCTTAATTGGGGTTGATATATGGATTCATTAATCATTAATAAATTACACCGATTAAAGGGTGAGCCAGTAGAAGAAACAGTTGATAACGATGTCGTGATTCTAAACGACGAGCAAGCGGAAAATGCACTGCAATTTGAGTTATCAAAGATTGATACATTTCGGAGAAAAATCAAAGAAATGAGTGATCATCATGATTAGACAGGGATTTGATTGTAAACAATGCGTACGCTGGAATGCTGAAACGCAGAGTTGCCCACCGATTAAAGCGGGCTTCAGAGTAATTGAAATAAAGAATGGGAGCTTGAATTGCAAATTTTATCAGAAACAAGCATCGCTAAATTTTGAAATAGGAGATATAAATCATGAAAAAGAAACAGTCACAAATTGAGCAGGCACAGCCGAGAACTCAGATGTGCATCCATGATGCGAAGATGTGTGTTAATACAATGAAACGTAAGAATTATTCATATGCTGAATTATTAGTAAAACAGCGAGAAGAAAGACGTCTAACGAGAGGTATTGCAAAAATATCGTAGCTTCGTTAGACCAAAAAAAGAAAGGGTATGTCACAGGAAATGCATGGATATGTAAGTGTGGCAAAGGACATATATGAAACAAGGTTTTATTAAGATAGACCGCCAGATATTGGAATGGCGCTATCACGATTGCTACTATGCATTCACGATATGGATGCATGTATTGCTTTTAGCAAATTGGACCGATGGTTGCTTTAAAGGGCGAAAAGTAAAGAGAGGTGAATTGATCACATCAATCAATAATCTGATGCTCGTAACCGGCATTAAATCAGATAACACAATCCGCAAGTGGCTAAAAATATTTGAAAATGAAAAGATGATTACATTAAAATCTACAAACAAATATACGCACATAAGCATAGTAAATTACGACAAATTTCAAGATGTTGGCGAAACCCTTGCGAAACTAAATGCGCAACAAAGTGCGGAACAAGGTGCGTATCAAACTGCGGAACAAAGTGCGGACAATATAAGAATAATAAGAAATAAAGAAGAAAAAGAATATATAAATACTTGTTCGGAGCAAACTTCGTCCGCATCCGAACCGGCGTTCGATATTCCGACCTTGCTTCTGAAGGACGGTTCAAGATTTCATCTTTCACAAACTCATTTCAATGAATTTGTTGATGCATATCCGAATGTCGATGTGCGAGAGCAGATTTTAAAAATGAGTCAATGGCTCAAATCTAATCCAACGAAGCGAAAAACGAAGAACGGGATCATGCGGTTCGTCAATGCGTGGTTATCACGCTCTGAACGGGAAGAAAAGAGCAATGTGCAGAGCGGTGTTAAGATCGCAATGCCAGATTATATCCGTCAACAGGAAGAATGTATATTACCGGAAGGGAAACCGCCATCAAAGGAACTGATTGAAAGGGTGCTCAGGTTGCAACGGGAAGGAGGATCAGATGATTAAACAGCAGAAGATAGAGTTATTTAATGATAGTTTTCAAAACTATAAACGCTATCAAATCCCGAAAGCACAACTTGTCATTGCGGATATTCCGTATAACCTTGCTGAAAATGCGTATGCAAGCAGTCCATCATGGTATGTAGATGGTGATAACAAGAACGGTGAAAGCAAGAAAGCAAAATCTTCATTTTTTGATACAGACGGATATTTCAGAATACCTGAATATATGCATTTTTGCTCAAAAATGCTGATTAAAGAACCTAAAGAAATTGGGAAAGCACCGGCAATGATTGTGTTCTGTGCTTTTGAACAAATGCAACAAATCATTGAGTATGGGAAGAAGTACGGATTTATGAAAAGTTACCCACTTGTATTTGTAAAAAACTATTCAGGACAAGTGTTAAAGGCAAATATGAAGATCGTTGGAGCAACAGAATATGCGGTTGTTTTATATCGTGATAAATTACCAAAATTCAACAATCAAAATCGCATGATTTTCAACTGGTTTAAGTGGGAACGAGATACAACAACACCCAAAATACACCCTACACAGAAGCCAGTACAGTTATTAAAACAACTAATTGAAATATTTACGGATGAGGGCGATGTCGTGATAGATCCGTGTGCTGGTAGTGGTTCAACACTAAGAGCATGTGCTGAAATCAATAGATCTTGTTACGGCTTTGAAATCAAGAAAGACTATTACAAATTAGCAAAGCAGAAAATATTAAAAGACGTACAGCAAAGTCTAATTTTATAAAAAGAAAGGAGTCTTATGAACAAAGAGAAGATATATAAAGCAGCTATTCAGACGTTTGGCAAGCGAGAGCAAAAACTGATGGCAATTGAGGAAATGTCTGAACTGACAAAGGAAATATGCAAGGATTTTCGCCAAAGAAATAATCGAGAATGTATCCTTGACGAAATCACTGATGTAAGCATCATGCTGGAGCAGCTGATCATGATATATGATTTTAAACCTAATGAGTTATCTAAGCAGAAGCAGATGAAATTGTTACGACTGCAACGGACAATAGAAACTATAGAAGATTTTTCAAGGAGTTAATTTGAATATGAACAATAGTCAAAATAAAATAATTGGCTGCTTAGGTGTTCCTTTCCCAGCAGACAGCACATTGATCAATAAGTCTAAAAACGAATTGATTAACATGTTACATATTGCAGAACATAATTATCAGGTTCAGGTTGAAACAAATATAAATCAATATCAACTATTGAAAACGTATTATCAGAACTACAGTTTTTATGATTTTTTAGATAGCTTGAAAGCTGAAAAAACAATAGATTGGAGTGAAGATGATGAATGATGCAATAAAAGATTTTCTGATAAAAATAATGTCAGCATTTCCACATAGTTTCATTAAATATTTTATTAATGGTGGATTTGAAATGATTCTTGATGAAAGACATGTGCTTTGGTTTTCTTTAGGAAAAATAGAGAGTGATCTTGAGCTGAAACGGATATTTATATCGGTTATAAGCAGGTGTTATAAAACAGAACCATATAGAACTTTTAAGCGTAATATCGAATGGCAACAAAAACATATATCTGCCTTTAATAAAGCATTAGGAACTAAATTCAATGCTGATGAAATTGCATATATTTACACATATCTTGGAAATGGTTGCAACAAACCGATTGCAATTAAATTCATTGAAAGCGGATATGATCTAAATGTGCTGAAACGATTGATAGATGAAAAGAAAAAGAAAATAGATTGGAGTGAAGAATAAATGATACTCGATGCAACCTGTGGGAGCAGGATGATCTGGTTCGATAAAAACCATAAGGACACTTTATATGTGGATTGCAGAACGGTCGATAATGAAATTATTTATAAAAGCAAAAACGGGAAAATAGAAAGAAGACTTACGATTGCTCCGAATGTGGTTGCTGATTTTACAGATTTACCATTTGAAAATGAATTATTCGATCTCGTTGTTTTCGATCCACCACATTTGAAACAAACCGGAAGTAATGCATGGATGGCAAAGAAATATGGAAAGCTCCCTACTAATTGGAAAGATATTATTCGCGACGGTTTTGCCGAATGTATGCGCGTATTATCAAACCGTGGGACACTGATATTTAAATGGAATGAATATCAGATACCGGTATCAGAAATCATCAAAGTAATCGGTGCATATCCACTGTTCGGAAACAGGAGTGGAAAGCAGGCAAAAACAATATGGATGGTTTTTAGAAAGAAAACGCAGGTGATGTAAATGGAAAAGAGATATGACATTGTTGATGCATTTATCTATGGTATGAAAAACATGATGAGAACACTTCGTGAATTGACGGAAACTAAAGAAGAGATCCGCATAATTAAGAAAGGTAGACGCATCACAGCTGCTTACTACGTTGATGGAAAATGCGTGAGACATGCAAATACAAAATGTTCAAAAGAAGATAACTTCGATTTCGAGTATGGGTCAAAACTAGCATTTAAACGAATGTGGGGAGATCCTGATGCCTAGAATTTATAAACGTTTCAAGCCTCATGGAAGTACATATGTACGGAAGACAGCATACAAGCATGGACGTGAAGTTGTTAAACCGATTGATGTTGAAGATTTTGAAGAGATGGTTCGTATCTGTCTGGTTCATCGAGACAAATATAAACCTACTTCTAAACAGTATTTCAAGTGGTACAGAAATTACATCATACTCATCATTGGAGTTAATACAGGATGCAGAATCAACACAATATTAGAATCTACACCACGCGATTTCGCTGGTGGTCGAGTTACTGTAACTGAACATAAAACTGGTAAGCGCCAGCAATATAAATTATCTGATGATATCTACAAAGTTCTTAAAAAGTACATCGATACATATAACTTCACCATGAATGAATTTATGTTTCCGAAGGATAGAGAAAACCGTGATGCGATTGATAGAAGTACTGCATGGAGATTTATCAAGAAGCTAGCAGATGAAGCAAAGATAGAATATCCAATTGCTTGTCACTCACTTAGAAAATCTTATGGGAGATGGATATGGGACCAAACACATGATCTTCTCCTGGTGCAGCAATTACTACAACATTCATCTGCAGAAGAAACACAACGATATATATGCTTAGAACCACACGACGTAGAAAAGGTAAGAGGCGAAATCAACCACTTACCAAATTATAATTAGGAGATCAATTATGATAGGTACAGGTTTAAAAGAACGTGGTCAATATAATAGAGAAGATTGTAAAAGATTAGATTATGTAACTATTGAAAAAGTAATAGTTGTACATGTGTTAAGAGGGAAAGGAACAGAAGACGATTTATCTCGTTTGGTAAAAAAATACTTTGATTCAGAAGGAAATTTCCTTTTCGAATATGATCCATGTTATGAAGGAGAATCTATTATAATGCCTTCGCTTTCTTCTCATCAGAGATAGTAATAACTTCATTTAATAGAATTTCTGCATCATGGCGATTGATATACCATTCCTTAATTAGATGCTCGATTAGTTTAAGTAGCTTCTCGGCTTCTCCAGAATCAATATCGACAATGACATTGATATCTGACTCCATATGAGCACCAATATTACCAATGGTACGTATTCCGTCAATTGCTTTCCAAAGTGATGGGGAAATTCGAGATTTCAATGATGTTATTTCAGCATTCAGATTCTTTTCTTTAATGTCCCAAAAGTCATGGATCATTCCTTGCAAACATCTTCGCGATAGTGTTGCAGAGGCTTTAGGGCTTAAAGAAACTATAGAGTAGGCTTCTTCATAATCTTTGCGAATTTGCTCCGGTATATATTTTGGAAAATGTTTAGCTAGGGTTGTTGGGTGAATCACTGTTTCAAATGGTTCAAAACATGCTCCGTAAGATTTTATATTTAAAACGTATGAAGAACAACTAGGGCATTTTAAGTATTGTATATCAATACCGCTGCGTTTATATTCATCGCCTATCTCTCTGAGTGGATACTCAATTCCATCAAATGATAATAGATGATGTTTGAAGCATGCATCTGTAGAAGTTGGGATACTGTCACCACAAAATGGGCACAATAGAGACTTAATTTTTCTGAAATCTGACATTGGATAACCTCTTGAATGCAACTATTAAAATTATGTTGCATTAATTAAATGATACGTCACAGATAAATATTAGTAAATATACATAAATAAAGCATTATTTGAAGTTTCAAAGAAATAATAATAAACGCAACATAAGTATGATTCTGTTGCGTACTTAGAAAAGAAAAAAGGAGAAAAAATGAGATCTATTCAGGTACAAAATAAACAAATTATTTACATGACACCAACAATTGAAAGAGTGTTTATTAAAGAAAGAGCGATGGCATATGAATACAGCAATTATCACGAAGTCTATGCAAGTATAAAAGGAGAAGATAGATTTCTAGGGAGATATAAAAATAGAGAAGATGCTATAGCTGCTATGGAAGAAGTTGCTCATAGTGATTTCTGCAGTGGTGGTATGTTTACGATGCCGGAGGATAAAAGATGATGATTGCTATTCTAGCATTTGGGTGCGGTATGTTCTTTGGTGTCTTTATGATGGTAGCTGTTCGAGTAGCGGGTATAGAAGATGACGATAGATAAAAAGCAAATTGAACTAGCCTTGTTGTATAGGAAAAGAAATGATTTGGAAAAGGAAATTGCACGAGTAAAAGAGGCTCATAAAAGACGTGAATTTCATGAAGTTAATACGTATCAGTTATTTGTTCTTGAAGATCGACTAAGTTTGGTGAATAGAAGCATTGCAAGAAGATTGAATGGAGGGAAGCAATTCATATGATAGATGAACTGTATAGAGAAGATATACAGGTGGTTGATAGAGAATTAAGAAACCACTACGAATATAAGAAACAATTAGAAACCGTGAACGAGCGTATTGCTGAGATTGATGCACAGTTAACTTCGATTGGGAGTCCTAAAATTATGAGTCCGGAGGAAGCAAAGTACCAGAAGGGCACTAGGATCTACAGCGACATTAACATGCTGGAGTTATTCCAGGATCAGGACCAGCTTATAAAGCAGAAGCAAGACCTGCTTTACTTGATCAGCAGAGTGCAGGTGAAGCTAAACAAGCTGGATGATGAGGAGTTAAAACTTATTGAGCAACGCTATAAGTATAAAAAGACACTAAGAGAGTTGGCCAAGTTGAAATATGTTGGAAAGAGTACAATAGTAAGGAAAGTTAATGAAATCCTAAATAAATTATGGTAATATTATGTCACAAAAAAAAGAGGTGTTAGTAATGGCAAGTTGGGATGAAATTGTGAAAGAAATGGGAAGTTTCCCAAATCAGTTTGATTCAATTAGAGCTAAATATTTAAAGGAACTGTCAGGCTACACGAATAGGAACACTATTGCGTATTATTCCTCATTTTTAAATAAGCCATCAGCCCCCGGAAGTGATATGAACGATCAAGACATGAATGGTTTTATGAATGCCATGAAAGGCGTTGATGCAAAGAAAGGTCTGGATTTAATTTTACACACTCCTGGTGGGTCTCCACTAGCAGCTGAAGCGATTGTTGATTACCTTAGATCGAAATTCAAAAATAATATTCGTGTGATTGTCCCTCAATTAGCAATGTCTGCCGGAACAATGATTGCATGTTCTTCTAAAGAAATTTTTATGGGAAAGGAATCGAGTTTAGGACCAATCGACCCTCAGTTTAATGGAATACCAGCATATAGTATTTTAAAAGAATTCGAACAAGCAAAAACGGAGATTATTTCTAATCCAGCAAGTACAAATTATTGGGCAATTTTATTAAACAAGTATCCTGCCGCTTTTGTTTATAGAGCACAAGAAGCAGTTGCATTATCAAATGAATTAGTTTTAAAATGGTTGCATCCAGGAATGGTAAAAAATAAAACTGATGCCGAGAAAATTGTTTCTAAATTAAATGAGCATGATGAATCTAAAGAGCACGGAAGGCATTTTAATATAGATTATTGTCGTAGCATTGGCTTAAAAGTTACCGCTTTTGAAGATGATCAAGAATTACAAGATAAAGTTTTAAGTGTTCACCATTCATTTATGATTACATTCGGAGGAACTCCAGCTGTAAAAATCATTCAAAATGATGACAGACCATGGATAGTTACGGCAACCAATTAGGAGGAAATATGAAAAAATACACAAGAAAAAATATAGTAGATGTATATAAAAAATTAGGAATATATGAAAAATCTACTAAGGTAGAGGTAAGTGATTTTGAGATTCCTAATGAATTAGTTTCTACATGTGACAAAAAAGAAAAAAAACAAAATAATACTAGCTATAACGGTTTTTATAAATTCTAATTTTGGGACATATCCCACGACTTTTAGGTGTATAATGGGCGTAGGCGGAAACCATGAGCAATCAGCTTGTGGTTTTTTCTTATGCAGATTTGAAACTATCAGCAGTTTCCCTCTGAAATTAATTTGGCTTATTTTCCATGTGTACTCATATGACATACTTTGCTGATAGTTTCTAATGTACATAAGACGAAGGAGGAATGCATGGGACAGGGTAAATACGCAAGAAATAGACCAGACAAAGACGGAACATTCAGAGCTGCGTTTGACAAGAATAAAAAGACGATATACGCAACACAAACAATCTGTGCTATATGTGGAAAGCCTGTAGACTTCTCACTGAAGTTTCCTGATCCGATGAGTCCGACGGTCGACCACATTATTCCAATATCAAAAGGTGGTCATCCATCTGATCTACAGAACTTGCAGCTAGCGCATCTATCGTGCAATAGAGGAAAGGCAGACAAAGTAATAAACAAGAAATACATCACAGATAAGAGCATTGACAATAGGGTTTTACCACAGTCAATTGACTGGAAAGCGTACAAAGCATAGGGGGGAGTACCCCCTACACCCATGCATTTCGCAACCCACACCAGTTACTGCGAATATTTCTCGCTGAAATACCATTTTTTTCACAAGTGACTAGTAAAATAGCCACTTTTTTTATGGAGGATACATGATGACGAATTACAAAGGCATAGCGTATTTGAGACGCAAGTTATTGTCTAAAAGAAGCAGAGTAGAGACAAGATATCGCTATTATGAAATGAAGGATTTTCACCAACCTAGAAATTTGATGGTGCCAGCAGACTTACAAAACAAATTTAAGTTTACTCTAGGCTGGTGTACTAAGGCGGTTGATTCGATGGCCGATCGCTTACGGTTTAGAGGATTTAAGAACGACAATTTTAATATGCAACAAATTTTCGAAATGAATAACAGTGATATTTTGTATGATTCTGCAATTCTTGGAGCACTGATTACATCATGCAACTTCATCTATATTTCAGAAGATGAAACAGGATTTCCACGATTACAAGTTATCGATGGTGGTAATGCAACAGGGATCATGGACCCTATCACAGGCATGCTTGTCGAAGGGTATGCAGTGCTAAAACGTGATGATAACGATAATCCGATGATTGAAGCATGGTTTATAAAAGGAAAAACAGTTATCTACGAAAAAGGAGAAAATCCATATTCGGTAGAAAACACAGCACCATACCCTTTACTTGTGCCAATTATTAATCGCCCTGATGCAAAACGTCCATTTGGCCATTCAAGAATAAGCCGTGCTTGTATAAGCCATCAGAACAACGCAAAGGATGCATTGATGAACATGGCTATCTGTTCTGAGGTTAATTCATTTCCCCAAAAATACCTACTTGGAATGGATGCCGATGCAGAACCGATTAATGCAACGGGGAAAGCATCTATATCGGACTTCCTACAGATTAATAGAGGGGAAGACGGAGGTGTTCCTACGCTAGGCCAGTTCTCACAAGCACAACTTGCTCCATATGTTGAAGAAATAAAAGAATATGCATCGTTGTTTACAGTTGAGACTGGTTTAACACTCGACGATCTAGGAATCGCATCCTCAAACCCAACAAGCTATGAAGCAATAAGAGCATCACATGAGAATTTAAAATCTATTGCAGAGAAAGCACAGCGATCATTCGGAACTGGTTTTCTTAATGCTGGATATTTAGCAGCTTGCATCCGTGACAAGTATCCATACGCAAGAAACCAAGTGTATGAAACAAAACCATTGTGGGAACCAATTTATGCACCCGATGCTTCTGGCATCGCGGCACTTGGCGATGCAGCTCTCAAAGTTAATCAAGCAGTGCCTGGATATATCGGCAACGACAGTATGAGAGATATTCTAGGTATTGATGGAGATAACTTCTAATGAACGATATTGTTCAGAAAGCAAAATCAGTATATTTGCGATTGATTGAGAATGATATTGAACTTATCCGTCTTAGAAAATCGATTGAGAGCGGCAAAGCAAGTTATGAAGCGGCTCAAAAGTATAGTGAACGCTCAGGACAGTTGGCAAAAAAAGCAATCTCACTAGTCAGCAATGGTGATTTAACTGTTACGCAAGAGATTCTAAATCCGATTTTAGAAGCAAACTATCAAGATGTCTTGAATGTAGCGTCACAGGCACAAAATGTCATATACGAATCAACGAATGTTAATTTAAAACCTGCTACAGTTTCATATGACAATACATACGCAGAAGATATTTCTGCGAAGGTTGAAAACTACGATGATGTAGATGAAGCACTGAATGTTATAGAAAATACTTTTATTTCAGCTTCGCAAAATTATGTTGATGAAATAGGTAGAAGAAGCGCTAAATTCATGGATGAATCTGGCATTAACGTTTTGGTTTCTCGTGAATATGACGATGTGGGAGTACATACTACCGATAAAGGCGGTGGGGATGTCTGCCAATGGTGTCTAGATCGATGCGGAACAGATGTCCCATATGATGAAGCTTATGAAATGGGTATGTTTGAACGTCATCCAGGTTGTGGTTGTATCATAACGTATGCAACAAAAAGAAGAGTTGTAATTCAAGGGAAAGGCGATTGGGAAACCAACCGGTGGATAAACTTACGTGAAGATAAAGAAAGAGAAAAAAGGATACAATCAAATGAATCATTTGTGCAAAACTATAAACCTGTAGTCCGTGGGACTGGGGCTGTCTTCAATACGTTAAGAGGAACAGAGATTAATGCGAAAAAAGTAGATGGATATGACAATGTATATATTTCTGATAAAGCTATGATTAAACCTAAAGCTCTGCATAATATCAGTAAGGCAACAGAATCCGCAATTAAGAAAATTAATATTGATGAAGGTAAAAAACCGACTGTCTTAATTGCAGATGGTTCAGAGATTAATTTTTCTTTAGCAAATTATGACGCTGTGAATAACATAATTTCCTTTACACCGGTTGTTGGCGATAAAAAGAAATTAATCCTATTGCAAGAGGGTCATGCAGCTGAGAAAGACCCATACTCGACACCGTTTCATGAAATGTACCATTGCAAGCAAGCACAAGAGTACGAAAAAAAACACGGTAAAATCACATCGGAAAACTATCACAATTATATAAATGATTTACGTGCTGAATGTAAGAAAAAACTTGACATGTTAGGGATTACAGATAAAAATGTAGGTGGAATCAGTTATTATGCAAAAAAGATGTATTCACATGGATTTTTTGACGAAGTGGAAACAGAATACAATACTTTGATGGTTTTAAAGAGGTGATAAAATGATTTTAATTTTTCCTGAAGAGATAAAAAAACTTGAAGAAATTTACGGCCCTTATATGATTAACTGCAAACTTAAAGAAGATGCGCCGCAAGAGGCAATAGATGCTTTCAAAAAAGAAGGCGAATGGATTCATGAGCAATATAGATTAGCAGGTATGGAATAAGACATCGCAAAATTGCGGTGTTTTTATTTTACGGAGGTTTAAAATGAGTAAATTGCAGGCAACTGGACCGCCAATGATGAGAAACGGATAGGGAGGAGTTATGGCAGAACCTAAAAGATTAGGTCGCCAAACACCAACTCAATCCGTTATATTGCCGTACGAAAAAACGTATGGAGAAGAAGCAATTAAACTATATGAGAAATCAAAACGTAAAGCGCAGGACTGGCAGAAGTTATTAATATATGACTTACTTTCCTATGATGATGAAGAACTGTGGGTACATTCAAAGTTTGGATATGCTGTATCACGAAGAAATGGTAAGAACGAAGTTATTACCATACGAGAGATTTATGGCTTAATTAAAGGGGAACGTATCCTACATACAGCGCACAGAACGCCAACGTCTAGTTCAGCCTTTAGCCGTCTATATGACATTATGGCCAAAGCTGGATACAAAGAAAAAGAAGATTTCATAGTAACTCGTCAATATGGCTTGGAAAAAATCGAGATGATAGAAGGTGGTGGACTTGCATCGTTCAGAACAAGAACATCTAAAGGTGGACTTGGTGAAGGATATGATCTACTCATCATTGACGAGGCACAGGAATATCAGAACGATCAAGAAACTACATTGAAGTACGTTGTTTCTTCATCGCCAAATCCACAGACGATATTCTGCGGAACACCGCCTACAATGGTATCCTCTGGTACAGTATTCACTCACATGAGAGAAAATACATTGGCAGGTAAGACCAGCAATACAGGCTGGGCTGAATGGTCAGTCGAAAGCATGACAGATGTAAATGATGTAGAGGCATGGTATGAAACCAATCCATCATTAGGGACGATTCTAACAGAACGCAAGATACGTGATGAAATTGGGGAAGATGAATTAGACTTCAACATTCAGCGTTTAGGATACTGGACCAAGTTAAATCTGAAATCAGATATTAGCGAATCACAATGGAAGGAATTACTTGTCGATAAGCTTCCTAAGTTCAAAGGAAAATTATATGCAGGTATCCGCTTTGGTGCTGATGGCAAGAATGTGGCATTAAGTATTGCAGTTAAAACGACAAATGATTTAATTTTTGTAGAAAGTATAGATTGTCAGCCGCAACGTAATGGCTTAGGATGGTTGGCTCGTTTCTTAAAGCAAGCAGAACTACAAAATGTAGTAATAGACGGAGCAAGTGGTCAGCAACTACTTGCAGATACGATGAAAGAGGCTGGAATTAAGAAGGAGCCAATCTTTCCTAAAGTATCAGAGGTCATTGAAGCTAACGCACTTTTTCAACAGTGTTTAGATCAGAAGATGATATGTCATAAAGGACAACCATCATTAACTCAATCAGTATCAAATGTGCAACGCCGTGCGATTGGAAGCAACGGCGGTTTTGGTTTCAAATCCATCAAGGATACAGTTGATGTATCTCTGATGGAGTCAATGATTTTTGCGTTCTGGTCATGTAAGAAAACAAAGGAACGCAGAAAACAAAAAGTATTCTACTAAGGCGACTATGAATGGTCGTCTTTTTAGATATGCATCACTTACGTATACCTCACGGATTGAAGAGGAGAAAAGGAGACTTAATAAAATGGCAGATTTTACACCAATCACAACACAGGAACAGTTAGACAATTTAATCAAGGATAGACTAGGGAGAGAGCGTGAAACGCTAGCAAAAAAATACGAAGAATACACAAGCCCTGACGATCTTTCCAAGATTAAGGGAGATTATGACAAGCAGATTGCTTCATTAACAAAAGAAGCTGAATCTTCTGCTAAAAAGTACGCTGATTTCGACCGTCAAATTATAGAAAGAGACAGTAAGATCAAGAGCTACGAGACCGCCTCGGTAAAAACGCGAATTGCTCATGAGACAGGACTACCGTATGAAATGGCGTCAAGATTATCCGGAGACTCAGAAGATGATATTCGAAAAGATGCAGAATCTCTTGTAAAACTGATTGGTAAAAACAAACCAGTGGCACCACTCGCTGATCAAGAAAGTAAACCAAGTGGTAAGAATGGCGCAATCAGCGCACTAGCGAAATCGCTAAGAGGAGAATAGAAAATTATGGCAACAATTACAAAATCAACTAACTTATTTCCAGCTGAATTAGTATCAGAAGTATTTTCAAAAGCTAAGGGACATTCATCTCTTGCTAAGTTATCAAATCAAACACCAATTCCATTTGCAGGCAATACACAGATGGTATTTGCAATGGACGGCGAAGCATCTATCGTGGGTGAAGGAGAAAATAAGCCTGCTAGTGATGCTAGTTTCAAGCCTGTAACAATCACACCTGTTAAATTTGTTTATCAACATCGCTTAACAGATGAATTTGTAAATATGTCAGAAGAACAGCAACTTCCATATTTACAGGCATTTATGGATGGTTTTGCAGCCAAGATTGCACGTGCTTTAGACATCAGTGCTTTCCACGGTGTTAATCCGGCTACAAAGACAGCTGTATCTGGTCTAGCTGCTAAGAACTTCGACATGGCTTCAATTGCTACAGTTACAACAACTGCAGGTAAGGAAGATGAAGATATTGATACTGCGGTACAGGCTATCACAGGCGAAGATGGAGTAGTAACAGGTATCGCAATGGCTCCAGCATTCAGTGCGGCATTATCCAAGATTAAGGTTAATGGTGTAGTGCAGTATCCTGAGTTCCGCTTTGGTCAGAATCCAGAAGCATTCTATGGAATGGCATCCGATGTAAACAATACAGTATCCTTCGGTACATCTAAGGACTTGGCTATTGTAGGTGACTTCCAAAACGCATTTAAGTGGGGATATACCGAGAATGTACCATGCGAAATCATCGAGTATGGTGATCCAGATGGACAGGGTGACCTAAAGCGTACAAATCAGATTGTATTACGTGCTGAAGCATACATCGGTTGGGGCATCTTAGATACTGCATCCTTCAAGAAGATTGCTAAGGCGTAATCATGCAGTATAGAAACATTAAAAACGGACGTGTGATTGATGTTTCATCTGTTTTAATTAGTGACGTATGGGAGGCGGTTGAAGAGCCGTCTCCTGTAATCACTAAAGAAAAGAAGGTGGTAAAGGATGACAAACAACCTAGCAAGCGTAAATGATGTCAATACCATTTGGAAACCTCTATCACATGCAGAACAGGAACAAGTAGAGGCATTATTGCCAATTGTTTCTGATTCGCTTCGTCAAGAAGCTAAAAGGATTGGCAAAGACTTAGATAAAATGATTGCTAATGGTGAAATACTACCAAACGTAGTGAAGTCTGTAGTTGTAGATATTATCTCTCGATATTTAGACCAGTTATCATCCGATAACGCTAGTACACTTTCGCAAGAATCACAATCTGCACTTGGTTATTCTTGGTCGGGAACGTACGTTAATACAGGTGGTGGAATGTCTATTTTAAAGAAGGACCTGAAGCGCTTGGGGTTAACATGCCAGCGTTTTGGAATGGTGGACATATATGGCATCCATTAAGGGAATTACTGTTAAAATCATTTCACAAGTTCAGACAGGGACAGATGCTTTCAACGCACCCATCTACACGGATGGAGAGCCGATAGAAGTTGATGATGTTCTTGTTGCACCAGTAGGTTCACAAGAAAATCTAGATGTTACTAATCTCTATGGCAAAAAGGCACAGTACCAACTTGGTATCCCTAAGGGGGATACGCATGTATGGACTAATGCAATTGTAGAGTTTTATGGTTATCGCTGGCACGTGTTTTCGTTGCCTCAAAAGGGTATTGATAAGATGATCCCATTACGCTGGAATGATAAGTACTACGTAGAGCGCTATGAGTAAAGGTGTTTTAGAACGTCTGGAGATTAATAGAGCTGGCGTAGGTGAGTTACTTCGTTGTCCTGCAGTGCAGGGCTATATCGAAGAACTGGCACGTAGGCAAGTTTCAAGAGCAGGCGAAGGCTACGAGTATAAAGTAATGCATTCATCAAAAGATGGACGTGTTACAGCTCTTGTCAAAGCCGCTAGCGATAAGGCAAAAGAGGATAATCTAGAAAACAACACGCTTTTAAAAAGTACACAGGGGTAGATATAATGGTCGAATCAGAAATTATTAAACTGCTAAACAGTAAAGGTATTAAAGCCTATATGGAGCGACCTAAGGACGCTCCTGATGAGTATGTGATCGTCGAGAAAACAGGAACAGCCAGTAAAGACTGGGTGACAACATCAACGATTGCAATTAAATCACACGCACCATCGTTATTGAAGGCGGCTCAATTAAACGAGAAAATTAAAAAGATAATGGTCTACGCAAGTGTGAGAGGACTATCATCTATACGCCTTATTAACGATTACAATTTTACAAATATTTCAACAAAAGAGTACCGCTATCAAGCGGTTTTTTCTGTTGTAACAAGACAATTTATGGAGGAATAACAAAACATGGCAGAAGCAAATACAAATAAAGCCAAAAACGTTTCAACAAGCAGTCCTAAAATAACAGGTGCTGTCTACTACGCTCCGCTTGGAACATCACTACCTACAGATGCGAAGACTGCTTTAGATGCTGCATTTAAAGGTGTTGGATACATTTCTGAGGATGGATTAACGCGATCACAATCACGAAGCTCTAATGACATTAAAGAATGGGGTGGGGGCATAGTATCGACCGTTCAGACAGAATACAAAGAATCATTTAAATTTAAGATGATTGAAGCACTTAGTGACATTGTGCAGAAGGCTGTATACGGTGATAAAAATGTTGAAGGCAAATTAGACGGAGCATCTACATCAATGACGGTTAAACATAATGCATTAGAACCAGTTGCTAACGCGTGGGTAATTGACACAGTAATGCTTGATGGAACACTGTCTCGTATCGTTGTACCTAATGCAAAGATTACAGAACTCGGTGACTTGGCATATAAGAAAGATTCTGCAATCGGCTATGATGTAACACTTAGCGCAATGCTCGATGCAAATGGCAATACATCATACGATTACTATCAGGCGCCAACTGCATAGGAGGATTAAACAATGAAAGGCAAGACAAAAACAGGTTTTGAGATTGAAATTAAAGATAGCGCGTTAGATAACTGGGAATTAGTTGAATTATGGGGAGAAGCGGATAAAGGAAATACCACTGCTCTTATCTCAGCTATGAAGATTTTACTAGGAGAAGATGGATATCACGCATTTAAAGAACATGTACGCTCACTATCTAACGATGGTGTGGTGCATGCTACCAAGATGAGTGAAGAATTATCGAGCTTCATGTCTTCGATTAATAACGGAAAAAACTAATTGCCCTTGCCGAAATAGTTAATAAATATGGTGATGAGTTGACCTGCGATCTAGCAGAGACTTATCACCTTTTTAACTATAAGGACCTTCCACCAACAAAAGTGGCAGTTCTTGTATTCGGCTTAGGGGCAAAATCAAGAATTTATAAGAAAATGCAAGGCATCCAAGAAATTTCTGACTATTTATTGCTTCCTAGCATACATGATCGCTTATCTGAGATTGAGTATTTTTTGATACGAAACAGCAATATGGAGATGCCGACCAGATTAGTAGATTTAGTTTTAGGTCACAAAAAAGATATGGGTTCAAAAAAGGATACTTGCAAAACATATATGTCAGTAGATGACTTTAATAAGTCTAGATATGGAGGTGCATAATGGCGAGCGGAATTGAATTAGCGAGCGCCTATGTGCGACTTATTCCGACAACAGAAGGAATAGGGAATGCTATTTCTGATGCATTGGGAAAAGAAACACCAAAAGCAGGCGAAAGTGCCGGAAGAAATACAGGTAAATCATTCCTAGGCTCATTTACAAATGCAATGAGTGGAATTAGCCAATCGCTTAAACCTATCGGTGATGAGATGACTAAGAGTCTGACACTTCCAATTGCTGGGCTTGCAACTGCGTCTATGGCAGCTTGGAAACAAGTTGATGACGGAATGGATACAGTTATCCAAAAAACTGGAGCTACAGGTGGCGCATTAAAAGATTTGCAAGATTCTGTTGAGCTAATAGCAACTAGTACGGAGTTTTCATTTAAAGATGTTGGCACAGCCGTCGGAGAGGTCAATACACGATTTGGGGTAACTGGTGGGACTTTGAATAACCTATCAAATCGTTTTTTACAATTTGCAAAAATAAATGGTGTCGATGTTAATCAGTCGATAGATCAAGTGCAGAAAGCAATTTCTGCATTCGGATTGTCGGCGGATGATACAGGCGCTTTTTTAGATACATTGAATAAAGTGGGTCAGGATACAGGCGTAAGCATGGATGCACTGGAAATAGGGCTTATATCGAATGCCACAGCACTACAGGGCATGGGTTTAAACGCAGCAAGTGCAGCTTCATTACTGGGTAACTTAGAAAAGTCTGGTGTAGATGTTTCAACTGCTATGCAGGGCTTAAAAAAGGTGCAAGCAAACGCAATGGCTGAAGGAATCAGCATGCAAGATGCTTTCGTAAAAGCACTATCTTCTACAGATGGTGCAATTTCTGTATTTGGTGCAAAGGCTGGTCCACAGTTATATGCCGCTTTTCAAAATGGTACTCTATCTGCAGACATGTTTGTTGATTCTAGCGTATCATTGCAAGATGCATTAGGCTCTGTTGCAGATACTTATACAGCAACTTTAGACCCTGTTGACAATTTTAAAATTGCGTTGAATAACATACAGTTACTTGGATATAAAATTGCTGAAGCGGTCATGCCTACTTTAAATGAAGTTATTGCCACATTAATTGATACCGTTGTTGGTTTAATAGATAAGTGGGAAGGATTAGACCCTGGTATGCAACAGTTTATTCTTGCTTCTGTTGGGGTTTTGGCTGCAGCAGGTCCTGTTATTTCTATTATTTCTGGCATCACAGGCTCAATTGGTAAATTATCTAGTGGAATATCGGTGTTATTAGGGCATCCTATTTTATTAGCAATTGGTGCAATTATTGCAGGATTAGTTCTGCTTTATCAGAATAACGAGGATTTTAGAAACTTCGTTAATGAAGCATGGAAGAACATCCAAAAAGTTGTCGGTGGTGTTATAGATGCGATTGCTGGCTTTTGGACTAACACACTACAGCCTACCTTACAAGCAATAGGTGATTTTGCACAAAATACATTGTGGCCAATTATTCAGGTTATTTTTATGGCTGTTGGAGAAGTCGTTCAAGCAGTCTTTAGTTTAATTTCTGGCTCATGGCAAAATATTCTTTTGCCTGCATTTACAGCAATCGGAGCATTTCTTAGTAATGTGTTAATGCCAGTTTTTAGCACAGTGTTTAATGGAATTGTGACGGTTGTATCAGCAGTTTTTAGCGCTATTTCAGATTTTTGGAATAGTGTTTTAAAACCTGTTTTTACAGCAATTGGTGATGCGGCAGAATGGCTAATCGATGCAGTAAGAGGACCGCTTACAATAATTCAAGATACTTTTACAAATGTCTTTGATAGAATCAAATCATTTGTTTCTCCGATTGTTGATTGGCTGAAGGGAATCTTTAATTTTAATTGGAGCCTTCCACATATCGATTTGCCACACTTTAATATTTCAGGAGAATTTTCTCTAGTACCACCAAAGGTCCCTCATCTTAGTGTTGATTGGTTTGACAGAGCCACAAAGAATCCGCGTATTTTAGATGGAGCAACCATTTTTGGCGCTAGTGGCAATAAGCTATTAGGTGGTGGTGAAACTGCAAGAGAAGTTATTATGTCTGAAAACTATCTCAAGAATTTATTAACAGATGGAGATAACTCAAGCTCAAAACGCTCAATTACTATTAATCAAAACAACTATAGCCCTAAAGAACTTAGTCCTTTAGAAACATATAGACAACTTAAGAGAGCATTGCTGGAGACAATCTAATATGAGAAATAAATATTTAATTATTGAAACTAACGGAAAGATGTTAGACTTCAGAAATGATAATCGGTTTATTCTATGTGATCCGGTTGATGGATTGAATCCTGTAAGTGCTGAATATAGTGCTTCTAAAGGTGCGAATTACGATGGTGAACGAATGACAAGCGCTAGGTTATCGATAAGAACACTAACGCTAAGGATTAAAGTGCTAGAGCCTGTTGATGAAAATAGACATGCTCTGCACTCTTTCTTTATGTCTAAAAAGAAAGTAAGGGTATATTACTATAGTCCTAGTTTGAACGCGTATATCGATGGATTTGTAGAAGGCGTAAGCGATCAACAGTTCTATAGAGATGACCTAATTGTTATTTCAATACGTTGTTTTTCTCCATATTTCATAGAAAATACAAAATCCATCACATCGTATAATACGATAAGTTATGGATTCCATTTTCCATTTAGCATTACTTTGCCAGTTCCGTTTGGTGGTTTATCAAGTACAGATCACCAATCCGTTCTGAACAAAGGTACAGAAGATGTTGGATGTACTATCCACATCAAAGCAATTGGTGGGGATGTGATTAATCCAATAATCTATAATCAGACAACCGACAAGAGAATGCATATCAAAGCAACAATCAACAGCAATGACGAACTCTTAATAAAAACTGCTATCGGTGAAAAGAGCATCTTCTATATAGATGTAGCCTTAGATAAAACGAATATGATTGATAGTTTGGATAGAACTAGCGATTGGATTACATTGGTTTCTGGAGATAACGTAATTTATGTGAATGCTGAATCAGGAGTAAAGTATATGCAGGTTATTGTCGAGAACGAAACATTATATAATGGGGTTTAATATGATTGTTAATATCACAGAAAATAATGGCTTAAAACTGTTAGGCGTTGTCGATAATTACTCTAGTTTGATTTGGACAGAATCATTTAAATCAACGGGGGACTTTTCTTTAGAAGTCCCTTTATTAAAAACAATCTTTGAAATTTTAAAGGTTGGTAGGCAAATATATTTGGATAAGGATCTATCGCATCGCATGATTATTGAGAAGGTCCAAACAAAAGTGTCTTTAGACAAAGGATTGATTCTAATTGCAAGTGGTAGATGCGCAAAGTCGCTACTATCTAGAAGAATCATTTGGGAAGAAATCAGAAAAGAAAATCTAAACTTACTACAAGCGATTGATTTGGTTATCTCTCAAAATATGAGGGGATTACCAATTGTGTTTGATAAATCTAAACATGCATTTTTAGAAAAGTATAAAACTGATGGAACAATCAAAAGCGCTAGCATTTTAGATTGGCTAGAAGGTTCTTTAAAAGAATTTAATTTGGGGTATAGCTTGTCTTTTGTTAATGGGAACTATCTACTTGAGATTAAAGAACCTAGGAACACTAATGTGTTCTTTTCTTTTGAGCGTGGCAACATGATTTCAAATGACTACTATGACGATATTTCTAAGTACTCAAATGTAGCATTAATCCGTGGGGAAGATAAAGAAAACGCGCCAAGAACCACTCAAAGTGTGGGGGATGCAACTGGTTGGGATAGGTTTGAAACATATATAGACGGTTCAAGTTATAGCTCTGAAATTGCGGGTAATAAATTAAGCGAGCAGCAGTATCAGAACATGCTAAAAACATATGCTACACGTGGGCTAAAGAATATTAAAAGACAATACGATATAGAAGTAGATTCAGGATTGGATAATCAATTTGACGATTATTATTCTCTGGGAGATATCGCTCACGTTAAATCTTTTGATGGGGATGATGTACAGGTTCTCATTTCTTCGACAACGCTATCTGATTCAGCAGAAGGGCGTACATATTTGCCAACAATGGAGGTGGTAGATAATGGCATATAGATCAGGATTCTTTAATGCAAAACAAAACACAGATGGCTCATATGATAGAACATATGACGCAAATGATATTTCAAATTATTTAGGCGGTTTAATCAGCGATGGAGTAGTACAGTCATCTGCAGACGCTCTACAGGTCAGCGTTGAACAAGCATCCATGCAGGTTCAAATTAGACCAGGTAGAGCATTTTTAAATAATCGATGGTTTACTGCAGATTCTGTAATTACTTTGCCTTTAACACGGGCACACGGAACTTTATCTAGAATTACTGCAGTTGCATTACATTTTGATGAAGCCAATAGGGAAGTGATTCCTGTATGTGTTGATGGAACACTAGCAAGTTCACCAGTTCCACCAACACTCGATAAAACGTATCTATTACTTGGACTGGTAAAAGTTCCAGCAAATCCGAGTAATTTATCAAAAATCACTGTAAGTGACTCAAGAAAATTCGTACATGCATTAGTTAATTACGATTTTAATCAAGAAGTTTTGCAAAAGGAATATATTCAAACTTTTAATGCATGGTTCGAAGGCATTAAGAATCAACTAGGCTCAGACCTAGCAGGCAACTTACAAAATCAAATCAACGCACTTAAGGGCGAGCAATCACAACTCTTGCAAAGAGTTTATCCGATTGGCTCGTTTTACATTTCTGAATCAACAGTTAGCCCAGCTACATTATTTGGCTTTGGGCGATGGGAGAAGATTGAGGATAGATTCTTGATAGGCGCTGGCAAGAATATGCCAATCAAATCTTCTGGTGGAAGCAAAACACATGCACATGGTAATAAAGACGGCCGCAATGGAAACTTGGCCGCCGCAATCGGTGCAACCAGCAATCAACCGAATACAATCGGTTACAAGGCTGCAAATGATACGAATATAGGTGCTGTTGGAGGCGCAACATATGTTGTTGCAGGTGCTAGCGTAGGTTTTGGCAGTTGGAACCACTTTACACAAGTCGTAGGCCAAACAGCAGAAGCAAGTACTTTGCCACCGTATTATGCTGTTAATATTTGGCGCAGAATTGAATGAGAAAGTGAGATGAGAAAATGGAGATTAAACTAAATGACGGCAAGACGTTTGAAGTCTTGTCATATCAAAAAAATAGTTTTGAGATGATAATTCCGTTTAATAAAATTTATGACACGGCAGTTCTGATGAGTCAAAACAATGTTTCAGGTTCTAAAATAATAGATTCTAGCACAGTAAAAGAAACTGTCATTTATCAATTTAGAGCAGTAAAACCCTTAGGATTTGAAAGCAAGATTGTTGATAATGACAGTGTTACTGTTAGGTTTTCTTTTGATGAAGTTCCTGAAACAGAGCTAGAACTGGCTAAGCAGAGAGCAGAATCCGAAGCAGTTTCACATTTTATAGCGTTAGGATTACAAAATGCAGAAATAAAAGACGTAATCAAGTGGTCGAAGTTCTTGGATGATTGGAATGCGTTCAAATTTCCTTATAAAAAGGGAGAGCGCTTCAAATACAAAGGCAATCCGTATGAGGTTGTTGAGGATGTAATATCGAGTGAAAACAACACTCCAGATAAGGACACAAAGCATTACAAACTGTTAAAAGCAAGTGAGAACAGCCGAGATAAGCCAAAAGTTGAAATCAAGCCGTGGGATGAAAAACAAACCTATTCTAAGGGTGATTTAGTTATCGCACGCGGTATCGTGTTTGTTTCAAAAATCGATAACAATAAGGGCAATGAGCCAGGCTTCGGCAGTGCTTGGGACTATTACAAAGAAAATTAAATTTGCTATTAAGGCACTCGAAAGGGTGCCTTTTTAGATAGAAAGAAAGAGGAAAATAAAATGAATGAAGATTTAGCTTTAACAGCAGGGCAACAAGAAGAATTAACAAACAACCGAGCAGAGAAAGTAGAGGAATAATTTATGGGATATTCAGCTTTAACCAATGCAGCAATCATGAGTCCTAATCATTCAGGCTTACGCTACAATTCAATATCAAAGATCACTATCCATCACATGGCTGGTAATCTTTCAATCGAGACGTGTGGGAACGTCTTTTTAAATCCGAACAGACAAGCATCATCTAACTATGGAATTGGATCAGATGGCCGAATCGCATGTTATGTCGATGAAGAAAATCATCCGTGGACATCCGCTAACTGGGAAAATGACGACAGAGCAATCACTATTGAAGTGGCAAACAGCGAGAGCGGTGGTGATTGGCCAATCAGTCAAGAAGCATATGCATCGCTAATTCGCCTATGCGCGGACATCTGCAATCGTTATGGAATCTATCCTTATTATGATGGAACGCCTTCAGCAACATTAACAGAGCATTGTATGTTTGTAGCTACAAATTGCCCAGGACCTACGATTCATAGTATGCAGGTCAATCATGTTATCGAAAATGATATTCGTGCGGCTATGGCAGGTGGTGCAGTTAGTTCTCCGCAATCAACTCAACCAGTTGGTGGAGATGTTGAAGACTTAGCGCTTAGAACAATCGCTGGCGAATTTGGTAATGGTGATGCAAGACGTGCTGCATTGGGTGATATGTATAGTGCAGTACAAGCACGCATCAACGAAATGTATGGTGGTGTTGTAGCAACAACTGACTACTCTATCGATGCTATTGCATATCGTGTTATCGCTGGCGAATTTGGGAACAGTGTAGACCGTATCAATGCGTTAGCCGCAGCAGGATATGACAACGTAGCAGTACAACAGCGCGTCAATGAGATTCTTCAAGGTGGCACATCTTCAACACAGGATGATCTAAGCGCTATTGCTGAAGCGGTCTACCGTGGTGATTATGGTAACGGCCAAGATAGAATTAACGCATTGCGCGCAGCAGGATACGATCCAGATGCAGTACAAAGTGCAGTAGACCGAATTTACTACGGACTATAACAGGAGATGGCTTCATGCAAGATGGAATCAATCCTGTTTATCTTAGTCTTTTAGTTTCGTTAATTGGTCTAGTTGTAACAATCTGGAGCGTTAATTCAACAATCCACAAAGGTAACAAAGACCAGGCTAAAGAATTGGCTGAAGAGTTAGGAAAGATGAACGCTAACATAACCTACGTAAAAGAAGGCATCACAGATTTAAAAGCTACAACCAGAGATGTAAGCAATCGTGTTATGTCTCTGGAAAACCGTCTAGCACAAACTGAAACATCTGTCACATTTCTAAGTGACAGAATTAGACAAATCGAAGAAAGAAGGTAATGAAAAAATGAAAGACAAGAACTATTGGAAACGTTGGATTGCATCAGCATTAGTTAGAGCTGTGAAAACAGCTGCTCAAACTGCAGTATCACTCATCGGTACTGGTGCAGTAGGATTCACAGAACTTAATTGGGCGCAGATTTTCTCTGTTGCTGGAGTAACTGCAGTTGCTTCTATTCTTACTTCGTTGGTAGGTTTACCTGAGGTAAAAGTTGAAGAAGACCTAAAATAGCTTTCAACTATATAAAACGCCAGTTTATATCATTGAAAGTTTAAAAATCACATTTCAACTATAAAAGCCTACTCTCATTGCGAGGGTAGGCTCGTTTTTTATACAAAAAAATAAAATATTTCGTAAAAAACACTTTACATAGTGCCGTCATTATGTTAATATATAAGTGTAGAAAGGAGGTAAGATGAAAAACAAAATAAAAACCGATGAGATGAAACGCCTCGTACGCGATTTCCTCGTCGGTGTCCTGTCAGGAGTTATTGCTGGGCTCATTACTTGGTGGATTACCAAGTGATACCAGCCAGGGGCGAAAGCCCCTCTCCTTTATTAAATTATATTTGTTTTTCATTAAATATCAAGTATGCCTATTTATATCTTAATTGCCGTTTTAGTGGCGAGCATAGTAACGGTTTTGCTTATTAGAAATAGAAAGGGAAGATAATATGCCAAAAAGAAGTACTAAGGATTTTAATCAGAAAGAATATACTGCAAAGTGGCGAGCAGAGAATATGATGCGCGTGTCTGCTACATACAAAAATGAATTTGTTTTAGCGTTCCGTGAAGCATGTCAAAAACTTGGTGTAACTCAAGCAGACGTAATCAGAAATGCGATGAAAGAAATGATTGATAAGGCCAATAGAAAGTAAAAAAGATAAGAAAATTGTAGCAAAAGTATTCATTAAAGTATTCATGAATTTCTAAAAGCCTTTATTTAACATGATTTATTTCACTTTTTGAAATCCGTTTAAGGCGCCTATAGTTCAAAAAAGGTGTTTACAGTAATAATGTAAACGCCTTTTTTGGCGTTTCCTAGATATTTTGGAAGGAGGGAAAGGTATGAAAAATCTTGTATTCCGAGAAGATGTTCTTGCATGGAATTATATGCTTGAGGACGCAAGAAAGCTTGCTGAAGAAAGAAATGTAAAATTTACTAAGAGATACATCAGAATTGGGATTGGTATGCCAGAATCTACTTTTGGAAAGTATTGTGCTGGGGAAGGGTTAAGAACAAACTTCAGATATTATATGAAATACTGCAAACTTATGAAGAGAGACCCAGTTGAATTCTTTGAAAATCTTATAAAGAAGATACTGCAAGATAGAGAAGAACATCCTGAACTATATGATTATTAAATAAAAAAATCACCGAACGCTCAAACTTGCCGGAATGAGTTCTGTGATTAAGGGGAAAGAAGGTTACTAACCTTCAATATTGCATATGTAGAGGATAAGTATAGCCTGATAGCCTCAGTGTGACCCGAATGGCCTGATCGAGATACCCTCAGTACGACCTGAAGAACCTCACCTCTTTGCATATATAAATATATAAGATTTAGATAAAAAAAGCAATTTTATAGATGTTAAAGATTTATTGAAAATCACAAATAAAATAAAAAAACAACATAGGTAAACCTATGATGTGTAGTTAATAAGATGAAAGGGACTATATGCATTCATTTTTCAACCGTAGCAATTTGTTTGATGACCTTCAATCAGTATTAAGTATTTCCGAGTGGCTTGCTGAAACCGCTGGTGAATTAGTAGTTGATGCTACTGTAGCTTCTCTGGGTTATTTAGAATTCTTTTCTCAACTAGAGCAGTTTGAGATTCTTCGTGCAGGCAAGAGAACTCAAAGCAACAACATTCAAGCAAAGTCCTTAGAGATTTTGATTCCAGATAGTATTCAGGATTGTAAGCAGTGTGCTTG